ATGGAACTGGAAGACGAGGAAGGCAACCGCATCAGCCTGATTGAAAAATACGACGGCAGCGTGGCAAATCCGGCCATCCGTCGTTGTGAGCTGATGACCCGCATTAGCGGCTTTGAAAATATCTGTAATGAGCTGGGGTATGTCGGGGAGTTTTACACGCTTACCGCACCGTCACGCTATCACGCCACAATCAAAACCGGCCATCGCAACCGTAAATGGAATGGTGCAAGCCCCGCTGACACGCAGCGTTACCTCTGCAACGTCTGGCAGCGCATCCGGGCAAAGCTGCACCGTGATGACATTCGAATCTTTGGCATTCGCGTTGCCGAACCCCACCACGACGCAACGCCACACTGGCACATGCTGATGTTTATGCGTCCAGAAGATGCGGATCAGGTGCGCCAGACAATCCGTGACTATTCCTTTCAGCAGGACAGCAACGAGCTGACCACGGATAAAGCCCGTAAAGCGCGCTTTCATGCCGAGGCCATCGATCCGGAAAAAGGCAGTGCTACGGGTTACGTGGCTAAATATATCTCTAAGAATATCGACGGCTACGCACTTGATGGCGAGCTGGACCACGAAAGCGGTAAAGAGCTTAAGGAAACCGCGCCCGCCGTTTCTGCCTGGGCGGCCCGCTGGCACATCCGCCAGTTTCAGTTTGTCGGCGGTGCGCCCGTTACGGTTTACCGCGAGCTGCGCCGCATGGATGACACCGACACCGCTCACGGCCTCAGCGTGGAGTTTGCCGCTGCGCATGACGCGGCCGACGTGGGCGACTGGGCTGCATACGTTAACGCGCAGGGCGGCCCGTTCGTGCGTCGTGATGAGCTGGCCGTGCGCACATGGTATCAGTCGGGCGATGAGCTGAATGAATACGGTGAGGAAACCTTACGCATCAAGGGCGTCTACGCAACTGAGGTTGGCGCAGACACCCCGATTTTAACCCGTCTGGCACAGTGGAAGATTGTTCCGAAGCGTGCCGTTGATTTTGGTTTTGACCTTCAGGGCGCGTCCGCGCCCTCTCGGAGTTCTGTCAATAACTGTACGGGGCGTTTGAGATCTGATGATTCAAACCCGCCGGAAAGTTTGGAAGAAATCGACCTTAAGGGGATGGGGCGTAAAGAACGGCGACGAATGCTGGCCCGACTGAGAGCAGAAAAGCCGGATAAAAAACACCTTGTGCTGCGACGACCAGACACGATAGAGACGGCGTGTGACAACTTGATCGGCCAGGTAAGAGATTTAAGCGGCGAAACCATCAGTCGAGGCCTTGCCGTGCGACTGATAGGTGGCACACAGACAGAAATTGCAGGAAAAATGTTCCGAAGCACCTGCTACGGTGATTTAGTGCGACCATTCAAAAGCAAGGCTGACACTTCACGTAAAGACGAAATACTGAGCCGTTTCAACAGGCTCGCTGAAAGGGCAAAGGCAGCCAACTTACTTAAAGCAGAAAGCGAAGCGCACAAAAAGTAAGGATAAAAGTAAAAAAACATTTCACTTTAAGAATCCTCTAATATACTGTGTTTATGTACAGTTGTTTGTAGGGAGAAAATGTTATGCAGGATTATTTCTTTGAATCATTGAAGTTACAGCGTATTGATTTATTTATGAAACTAGTCGCATCAAGTGATTGTAGTGAAGATGAAAAGAATCTGGCGATCCAATGGGTGTCTGAGCTGACTGATGAGCTTATGAAAAAGGTCAGAAGTCACGAATATGCCCGTTTGATGGAAGTATCTGAATAGAAGGGCAGGGCTGGATATGGGCGGAAAAGACAGCTTTTACCGGATTTTCTATCACGGCCAGGTTCTTGAGCATTACAAAGAAGGTGAGTTCATTTTCTTTCAGCGCGCCAAAGAACAAGGTGGCGGGTACTGGCTGGGGCAGACGTTTGATGGCGTTTTTGTATTCACGCTGCCGCACCCAACAAAGTTTTGGGACGGTTGGGAATACCTGATCAGGTACGCACGCAGGCCGCCGCCAAAGCCTAATGTTATTGAATCCGGTGATACCTTCCCTCTTTTCTGAGCGCTGATGCGAGAGTGCATGTCTATGCTGCATGAATCCGCATGATCCCAAAAGGATCGTTTACCCTCTGGCCCGCCAATACTGGTGGGCTTTTTCATAGGTCATGCAGGTGCATGAAAACCACTACATAAAGCGGGCAGGCGTGGCGGGGCTACGAGCGCGCGCAATTAAAAAAACAAGGCTTAAAAAGTATTCCAAAAAGCTTATTTATACGTTAATGTTTTGAAAATGAATTTAGATTAAAATAAATTTTTAGAGGATAATTATGTCTTTTAAAAGAAAGTATTCTCCTGCTGCTGAGGATGTTATCTATCATTATTGTTCGGCAGAAGTTTTCAATTTAATTTGTTCGAAGAGAAATCTTAGGTTTTGTGATCTCTTTACCATGAACGATTCAAATGAGATGCATTGGGGCTATAGTAGATGGAAAGCTGCCGTCTCAGCCGTATACGATCAGGTAGATCATGAGTTGATTGATGAAATGGATAAATTAATAAGTTCGTCAGGATTATCAGGTTTACCTTTGATTTCATGTTTCTCAAGGAATAATGATTTACTGAGTCAATGGAGAGCTTATGCGGATGATGGAAAAGGTTTTGCTATAGGTTTTAGGGCAAAAGCATTACTAAATTTGCCTGTAATGCCGCTTGAGGTTCTTTACGATGAATCCAAGCAAAGAGATGAGATAGCCCAAGTTGTATTGGCTATTAATGAAGAAGAAAAAAAATCAAAAAACAAAAGAAGTGAATGCTTTTTTAATTCTTGTTACTCATTATCATTCAATTTAGCTGCTTATAAAAATCCATTTTTCTATGAAGAAGACGAGATAAGGTTAATGCACCTTTTAAGTGTTGTAGAGTCAAATGATTTCCTAAAATTGGTAGATTTGGGAGGGTATAGGGATGGTGTGGCAGTGCCTGGAGAGAAAATAAATTTTTTTATGAAGGACTCCGTTCCGGTTGCATATATTGATATGAGTTTCACTAGTGCTGATTCATTGAACCCCATAGTAGAAGTAATTACGGGCCCAAAAAATCATGCACTACCTACTGCTATATCTATATATCTAGAGACGTTAGGGCTTGGGAATGTCAAAGTTAACAAATCTAATATCCCTTATCGCTAATTCATATTTTTAATTTTTTAAAAAATAATTATTGGGGGTGTGAGGTGATTATAAAAAAAGAAAGCATGGCTATTTCAGTCACGACAATATTAACTAGCTTGCTATTTTGCGCTATTTATTCATTTAAGTTGGGTGAGTCTATATTTTATGACTACCCTAGTTATTATATTTATTTAAATTTCCAAGATGTAATTAATTACTCATTGAAGGCTCTGTGGTTTTATGGTTTTTTTATAATGGGTGCAGTTGTTATTCGTATTCAATGGTACCCCCGGATTGCCTTGATGATTCTTTTTCTTGCTGCCATTATAAATAAAATCGTTAAGATGTTTATGCTTTACCATAGCGGTAATGGTTCTGCTCTTGGATACATGAATGTTGGTACAATATTAATTCTTGTTGTTTTACTCGCTCATTTTTTGAATAAATCTTTCGTGTTTAGTCAGGGAAGAGTTAAAATCTATAGTGGCTATTCGGTTGTTGGAATAGTCTGTTTTCTTTTGTTAAATATATTTATAGGGCTGAATTATCATAGTGTGTTCCCAAATAGCACTTGGCAAACAGTTGACGGCAAAGTTTTAGTAGGTACATATAAGGATAGTCTCATATTAAGGGAATGTAAGGCGGGTAAGTCTTTTTTTTATTTGCAAGAGCCTAAAGATCAAAAATTTACTATGATCGAGAGTGATACATCAGGAGTGTTAGGCCTGCGTTGTTTACAGCAGTAATTAATTTAATTGTTAGTAAGGAGTTCGAAAGTGATTTGCTCTGATTGCTTTAAAGATGAAGGTTTACGATTAATGGCAGAGAAAGTTGGCTTCATATGTACGGAACCTTGCAGGAATTGCAACTCTATCAGCGGGGCGAAACTGAATGAAAATATGTTGATGTATTTAGCTGACCGTTTTTTTAGGGCGGGAACCATGCAGAGATTTGATTATGGTTCTGCGCCAGCAATCATATCCAACAACAAGCAAAAAACATCTGTTTCTTTTGATTCTATTCTTGATAGGGACGCGGAATTAATATCTAAAAATACAGGTTTAGGTTTTTTTCATTATGGACCAAGGTTTTGGATGTTTGGGGAAACAGATCCACTAAAGGCGCTGCAGGATGAATCGCAAATAGATAAAGTAATTGAGTCTATAATTGCGGCATATCCTTCAGTTGTTTACAGTGCCGATGATAAATTTTACAGATTGAGAAAAAACCCCTCATCTCCAGAAAAAGTTGAAGAGTATGATACTCCGCCTAAAACTTCTGGAGAAGGAAGGCTGGATTTTGAGGGTTTTCCTGTAATGTATGGATCATTTAATTTAGAGGTATGTATTCATGAGTGTAGGTCCACAGCCGATGATGAAATGTATTTGGCAACTCTAAGTCCACTAAATCAATTGAGGATGTTAGACTTCTCAGTGGTTATTGAAGAAGAGAACGTTACTGAGTTTGAAAGTTTGGACATGGCTGTTTTCATGCTATTCATGGCTAAATCAAATTCTTACCCAATTTTAAGGAGACTTGCTATAGCTGTTAAGGAAAAGGGATATGATGGTTTGGTGTACCCATCCTATTTCAGCATGTTACACTCTGGATCGGAGCCATTTGAAACCACCTATGGAATCGCGAATAGAAGTATAAAAACTTTTAAAGAACATGAAGAAAAAAAGGTGCAAAAAAACCTAGCAATATTTGGCCACCCAATTCATTCTGGTAAGGTGCTAGTTCAAAGGATAAATAAGTTGTTCATTAGAAAGGTTAACTATGGGGTTGAGTTTGGTCCGGTTAATTATAATTGATGGACAGCCTGCTTTTGCAGGCTGTTTACCTATTAATTAAAACCTAAAAAATAATCTGAAAAGCGAATTACCTCTTCTTCTAACCACTCATTTATTTCTTCGAACCGTCTTTGTAACGGAAGCAATTCATTACGTACAAAGACCCGGCTTGCCTTTTCAACATCTCCAAACCCTCCAACGTTGTTTGGGATAATACCCATCAGTTGGGGCGGCACACGATGCACGGCGAGCATGTCGTCACGACTTACATTTTTGATATTCAGAAATTCATCCTTTGCCGCTACCTCCGATAACGGGATGATCTGAATGCCGTCTTTTTTGCCGGTCGGTGAATACATAAACAGATTGCGGAAGTTGCCAGGGCCTTTAGCGCTTTTCATTGCTTTGCGCATGGCGTCTACATCTTCCTGATTTTGCGCCGGGTCTGTCACGTACATGATGAAACCAGCGTGACTGCCGTTCAGGTAATACTTACGGCGAAACAGCGTGGCGGACTCGTTCAACAGTACGGACGGGATGGCCGACAGGTAACCGGGCAGGCCGTAAACTTCCTGATTGAAGTCCGGCTCCATCAGGTGAAATACGCTGCCTGCCGTAAATTCATAGGGCTGCGTGTTGATTCCGTACTGCACAAACCAGTAAGTATCTAAATCCGTGCCGCGTCGCGTGTATTTTGCCAGTGACGGCTCAAGGCTTAAGGTATTGCCGAGACGTGATGTGCGTCGCTCCAGGTAGGCATTACCAAATACCAGATAATCCTGCGCAAACCGGGTGAAAGCCTGCTGGCTTAACAGCGGGTGCGGGACAAAGGTACTCGCCAGAATGTTACATTTCACGCTGAGCGCCGAGCTGTGGTGCACAGCCGCGCGGAACGTACGCGCCAGCCCTTCAAAACTCACGGGCGGCTCGTACCAGCGGTCATTGATGACGCATTCCACGTAGTCCAGTATTTCGCGGCGATCCAGTACCGGGATCGGGTCGCCAAAGGTAAACGCCTCTGCCGCCGGTGCGCCCGTCATGTTGTCCTGTCGCGGCACGGGCTGCGTGCGTGCGCGGTTTCTGCGTCTGCTCATTAAAACATCTCCATAATGTTGCGTTTACCTGCCGCCTCGCCCTGCAGCGGTTCGTTTGCTAGGGCGTGCATAACCGCCCAGGCTAAATCCGCGTGGCTGGCTTCTTCGCTGCGGCTGGCTTCGTAGGTAGGGCGGTTGCCGCTGGCCGTGGTGGCGCGGCGGATTGCCATAAATGACTGCGCGATGTCGAGGTGTCCGGCGTCAAACTCCAGGCGCTGATGGCTGATGATGTCGTAAGCCTTGAGCACCAGGGCGTTTTTGACGTTGGGGTTATAAACAAACTCTTTGACCTGTGGGAAAAACGCCTTCACGTTTTCATAGACGCCGAGGCCAACGCCGGTCGAGTCAATGCCGATGTAGGTGACGTTGTACTGTTTTGTCAGCGCCTTAATGGCGTCGGCCTGCGCGCGGAAGTCCATTCCTCGCCACTGGTGCCGCTCAAGAATGCGGAACTTACCGCCCGACACGGCAGGCGGTGCGATAACCACACACCCCGCGCTGTCGCCGTTTTGCGTGCCTTTGGCCGGGTCATATCCGATCCACACTTCGTTATAGGCAAAGGGGCGCAGGGCAAAGGCTTCGAAGTCCTTCCACACCTCCCAGCTGTCTACCATGCACGACTGCAGCATGGTCAGCGGGAACACCGATGCCAGATCGTCCACAAACTCACACATCAGCAGGTTCTGGTATTCCGGCGGACTGTACTCAAGGCGCAGCTGGTCGAGGTCAAAGAGGTTACAGCCACCGCTTACCGCATCTTCAATCGTGACAATCTGGCGATACTGGCCGTCGTCGCAGTACCGGCCCCGCGAAAGGTTGCCGTGCGTCAGATCGATGTCAACGCGCTCGGCTTTGGCGCGCCCACGATTGAACAGGGCGCCAGACCAGAACGGATAGGCGCTGTGCGTAAGGCTGGACGGAGTGGAAAAATAGGTCTGTCGCCATTTTTTATGCAGCGCCATGCCCGACGCCACTTTGCGCAGTTCCTGAAATCTCGGTATCCAGAAATATTCATCCAGGTAAAGGTTGCCGTGATAACTCTGCGCGGTGCGGGCGTTGGTGCCGAGGAAATACAGACATGCGCCGTTAGCCAGCGTCATCGGGTCGCCTTTCAGGTCTACGTCAGCCTCGCGGGCAAACTCAATGATGTACTGTTTAAAAACGTGCGCCTGCGCCTTACTGGCAGATAAAAATATCTGGTTGCGTCCGGTGGTCAGCGCATCGATCAGCGCCTCGCGGGCAAAATAGAATGTCGCACCAATCTGGCGCGACTTGAGAACGTTCCTGATGCGGTGCTTGTTTCCGGCTTCCCACCAGTTGCGCTGATAGCCGAACATCGAAGCGTGAAAAATTTCCTGTAATTTTTCGATCTGCTCGTCGCTGAAAACGTTCTTTTCCGGTGGCGTGCGCGGCCCTTTGTTGCGGTTCGCCACTTTAGGATTGAGATCGGCCTCATTGCCGCCGTTGTTGAATTTGCCAATGCGCGCCTGCTGCACAGCCTGACGGCTTAACAGGTCAATTTCCTTGTAATCCTTCCCTTCTTTGTCCTCTTTCATGACCAGCTGTGTGTAGCGCGCGGCAGTGGTGAGCTGCATCTGGTCAAGCGGGCCATAGTCGCCCCACCTGTCGCGTTTTTTCCAGCTGTGAACGGTTGCGGGTTTCTCTCCCAGCATTTCAGCAATGCGGGCGATGCGGTATCCCTGAAAGAACAGAAGCAAAGCCTGTCTGCGGGGATCGAGGTCTGCGGGGGCGATTGTCGTTGTCATGGCCCCAAAATACGGCCCGCCCGTTTCCTTTTCCGCCGCCCGTGATTGTGTGAATTACGGTACAACGCCGCCGCGTTGTTTCAGTACCCCTCTCGCCGCAAACATAGGGACTCACAGAGTTTTTCAAACCGGAGCCTGGCACATGACAGTAGCTGCAAAGCGTTTCCGAATCGGGGTGGAAGGTGCCACTACCGACGGGCGCGAAATTTCCCGCGAATGGCTGGTACAGATGGCCGACGCCTATAACCCGTCGGTTTACACCGCCACGATTAATCTGGAGCACTTAAAGTCATACGCACCAGACAGCACCTTTAACCGCTACGGCACGGTGAGTGCACTGGTCGCGGAAGAAATCAAAGACGGCCCGCTGGCCGGAAAAATGGCCCTGTATGCCGACATCCTGCCGACGGGTTCACTTGTCGAGCTGGTTAAAAAAGGTCAGAAACTTTTTACCTCAATGGAGGTGAATACCAAGTTTGCCGACACCGGCAAGGCGTATCTGGTCGGCCTGGCCGCAACCGACGATCCGGCAAGCCTCGGCACTGAAATGCTGCAGTTCAGCGCCAGCGCTGCTAAAAACCCCCTGGCAAACCGCAAGCAGCACCCGGACAACCTCTTTACCGCCGCCGCTGAGACCGTGATCGAGCTGGAAGACGTGCCGGAGGCAAAGCCCGCTCTGTTTAAGCGTATTCAACAAATGTTCAGCAAGCAGCAGCAGACCGACGACGCGCGTTTCAGTGATGTTCATCAGGCCGTCGAGCTGATTGCCAGCGAACAGCAGAGCTACAGTGCAGCCAATGACAAGGCCGTCAGCGAGCAGGCAGAGCGCATTGTTGCTCTGGAATCGCAGTTGCAGGAAACACAGTCCGCGTTTGCCGAACAGCAGACCGAATTTAACGAACTGAAAGCGCAGCTGAGCCAGGAAGACGGCCGCAAAGACTTTCGCCAGCGCGCACCGGGCGGTACTGCACCCGCTGCCACCCTGACCAACTGCTAAAGGAGCAGCAAATCCCATGAAAAAGACTACCCGTTTTGCTTACAACGCCTATTTAACCCAACTGGCGAACATCTACAGCGTGCCGGTTGACGAACTGTCCACCAAGTTTGCCGTAGAGCCGTCCGTGGCGCAGAAGCTGGAAGACACCATTCAGCAGTCAGCCGCATTTCTGACGCTGATTAACGTTATCGGTGTGCAGGAGCAGTCCGGCCAGTTGCTCGGCCTCGGCGTCGGTAGCTCTATCGCAGGCACAACCGATACCAGCGCCAAAGATCGTGAGCCAACCGATCCGAGTGCGATGACCGAAACCGAATACAAGTGCGAGCAGACCAACTTTGATACGGCCATTACCTACGCGAAGCTGGACCTGTGGGCAAAATTCCAGGATTTCCAGGTACGTATCCGTGACGCCATCGTGAAGCGCCAGGCGCTGGACCGCATCATGATCGGCTTTAACGGCATCAAGCGCGAAAAGACATCCGATCGCGTCAAAAATCCGATGCTGCAGGACGTTAACAAAGGCTGGCTGCAGAAGCTGCGCGAAGATGCGCCTGATAACGTCATGGGCAGCGAAACCAAAGACGGCGTAACCACGGCTAAAACGGTCAAGGTCGGCATTAAAGGCACCTATGCCAACCTTGACGCGCTGGTGATGGATGCCGTTAACGAGCTTATCGATCCCATCTTCCAGGACGATGACGAACTGGTGGTTATCTGTGGCCGCGAGCTGCTGGCCGACAAATATTTTCCGCTGGTCAACAACGGGCAGGACAACGTTAACAAGCTGGCCGCCGATCTGA